AAAGATACTCCTTCCTTATTTTACAATAAATCGGCGGTATATTAGCATTTAAATAAGCCATAGTACATTATTTTATTTCTCCCCAATTAGGACCAGACTCATAGTCTACTTTATTTGGTACTTTTAAGTCAACTGCATTTTCCATAATATCTTTTATTTTTTTTGCTTGACTCTCTGATTCAATAGAAAAGTCTAATTCATCATGAATTTGTATATGACCTATAATACCTTCTTTATATAAATTAACCATAGCTTTTTTAGTCATATCAGCTGCACTACCTTGAATTAATTTATTTAATGCTTTGTATGTAAAAGCTCTACGTGTTGGATTGTTATGCCAGTAGTTTTTCTTTTTATTACCGTCTTTATCAGTAATAATTTTATCTTCATTATCTTTTAAAAATGGACCCATAGCTTTTAGTTCTTCCATTCTCTCGTGATCTTCCGCTGGAACAAATGTACCCCAATCAGAACCTCTCAACACTGGTTCATATTTAGGAAATCTACAACGTCTACCAAGTAATGTTTTTATTTGTCCCTTAGCTTGTGAAGCATTCATAATTTTATTCATTAACTGTTTAACAAATGGAACTTTATTATGATAAGTTAAAAATAATTCATCTGATTTTTCTTTTGTTACATTTAATTCATTTTGTAACTTAGCTTTACCCATTCCATAAAATAAACCTAAATTAATTGTCTTAGCTTCTTTACGATCTATCTGAGCCATGTCTGCAACAATTTGATGAAAGTCTGTAGTTGGGTCTTCTAAATAAGAATCAGCAATTATTTGAGCTGAAGGTAATCCAAATCTTAATGCATAATGTGCAACTAATCTTGGTTCCTGTTGAGAGTAGTCAAACGTACCCCACTTACAACCTTCTTCAGGTATAAATAAACTTCTAATTAGTGGACCTGTTTCCGGATCTCTTGCTGGAATTTGTTGTAGGTTTGGATTAGCATATGAAAAACGTCCAGTTACTGTTCCGCCATCGTCAGATCTAATTTGATTTATATCTGCATGAATTCTACCTTTATGCTCATGACTTAAAATAGTATCAATAAAAGTTGTTCTAACCTTGTTTATTTTTCTAGCTTCTGCTATCATACGAACTGTAGGATGTTCATGTTTAGAAATAAAATTTTTAGTAAATGAAGGAGAGTCAGTTTTTTCAGTACGGTCATAAGGTAGGTTCAATTTTTGAAAAACTTTTTCAATTGATCTTGCTGCCCATATTTGAGTTTCTACTCCTGTGTCTTTTTTTATTTGTTGTACTAGGTTTTCTTCTTTTTCTGCCAATTCTGTTTTCAATAGATTGGCTTTTTCAACATCTACCCGCACCCCTAGGTGACGCATATCAACCAGACAAGGAAACAGATCTGTCTCAAGATTAAATATATCCTGAAGATCGTCCTCAATAATTATTTTTTTAAGGTGTTGCCAAAGTTTTAAAGTAAGTTCAGCATCTTTTTCAGCATATGATCCGACTTCTTGCGCTGGTAGTTTCCACATATCAGCTTTAGGATCTAATCCTCTTTCCTTAGCTGCTTTGTTTAGTAAAGCTTCATTCTTACCTTGATTTAAATATATCCAAGATAAAGAATTTAATGAATATTGAAATCTATTTTCATCTATAAGACTGGCTGCAATCATTGTGTCTAATATTAAACCATTAATTTTTATACCTAAATTACGTATCCAACATACATCATACATAGCATTGTGAAATAATTTAATGGCATCTGATGCACAAATATCTGTAAACCAATCTAAAACTTTTTTACGGTTCATGTTAGGTCCTTCACCATGTGCTATTGGAAAATAACCTTTCCAACCATCTACAGCTACAGCTATACCAACAACTTCACCATTACCTATAATGGCCCCTGAACCTAGTTTCTTTAAATCAGGATCTCTGGTTTCTAAGTCAATTGCAATTTCTTCCGCTTTTCTTAAATCAGGAAACTCTGTGGGTTGTACCCATTCTGTAGTTGGCATTAACATTAATGTAATCTCCTATTTTTATTTTCAATTATTTCATTTTCTAATGAATCAAATTCTTCTATCAATTCATCTGTCTCTTTAATTTCTTCTTGAATTTTAGTTTCTTTTCTTTTTTCAATTAATTTTTTTAAATTTAAAACAAGACCTTTTTCCCAAATGTAAAAATCTGCACCACGTTTTTTAAACCAAGATTTAGGAAACCATAATTCTAATAAAGAAGTAATATTTGCATCATAATTTTTATGATATGTTAAAAAATTATTTGCCTCAGGACTTTTACAAGATATCATTTTAACTAAGACTGCTTTTTTAGTCTCTCTCAAAACTTTAAATTTTATTTCGCTATGATAATATAAATCATTTTCCATTATATTAACCCAAACATAAATATTGTTATAATCAACAAACCAAAAATATCAGTATATGTATTCATTATTTCTTTTTCTCCGTATCTTTCATTTTTTTAATTTCTAATTCACAATAATGAATTATTTTTTCTAAATCTTGAATTCCGTTTTTATTCAAGTATCTACACACGTACTTTATAACGTTTCCTTGAAAAAAAGAAAGGTCGTTCTTAGAAATAAATTCATACGGTTGAATATGAAAGTCTTTGTAGTGACTCCCGCCTATCTGCTTATCTTGTGGAAAAGCATCTTTAAATATATCTTTATTAGTCATAGTTTGTACTCATTTCTTTTTAGGTTAGCTTTTAGTTTATATAAATTATTTCTGGCACGTGTTATCCCAACATACCATACACGATGTTCTTCATCATGTTTGTCTATGCTTTTTAGCATAGCTTTTTTTATTTTATTGCCTATGTCTAGACACAAAATTACATTATCTTCTTCACCACCTTTACTAGCATGTATGGTTGATATAGATATTCTAGCTTCCTCATTCAAATTTTCACCATTATCTAACATATTTTTTATATATAATTTTTCTTTTTCATCTGCTTCTTCAAATGCATCGAACCATTCAACTTCATGATTCCATTTTTCCTTTCCAGTAAATTCATTTATATCTTTAATGTCTTTTTCTTCTAATATCTTACCCATACACCAATAAGTATAATTCATTGCAGATTTATATAATCTAACCTTAAAACTTTTTTCTTTTTTAACTTTAAAATATAAGTTTCTTTTTATTAACTCTTCTTTGATAGAGCTTAATCTAGAAAGTGTTCTCGTAAGTATTAACCATTTACCTGAAGTTAAATCTATTTGATCTAAATTATTTATTCTTTCACTCGTGCCTTCAAATTTTCTTGGATAATAATTTTTATCTTTTCTAGGTCCCTTAATCTTGCTGATAGGTATATCAGATTCTTCTTGTATGACTCTAGATATTCTTTTTGAATATTTTAAAACTTTTTCTTTTGCAGGTTCTTCTATAAATCTTTCTACATTAGCTCCAGCCCAAGCATAAATAGCTTGATCATCATCTCCCGCAAGATATATATCATCTGCACATTCTTTTAATTTATCATATAGCTGCCATTGAAGTGGAGACAAGTCTTGAGCTTCATCTATAAATATAACTTTAAACTTAGGTAAATTTTGTTTATTTATTAGATTCTTAATCATATCGTTAAAATCTAGTAGTTTTCTTTTTTGTTTATATATTTTTAAATTGTCATCTATGTATTTAAGTAGATGCCATTTTATTTCTTTATTATTATGCTCACTTCTATCAAACTCTTCTCTAATAGATGTATCTCTATTCATTGCTTTACCAATCATTTGAAAATATGGACTATCACAATTTAAATAAGATATTTCTTCTTTATTATATTTATCGTGATACTTAACTTTTATATTTAAAAGTTTTCCTAACTCTTCGTAATGAAATGGTTGCATTACATCCTCTTCATTTAAAGTTAATTGGTGATATGCAAAAGAATGAAGTGTTTGAAAATAAGGAAGTTTCTTATCTTCTGCCGGCATTCTAGTTCTAGCTTCTGTCGCTGCTTTTTTAGTAAAAGCAAAGTAACCTATTTTATGTAATGGTGTACCAATTTTAACATAAGCTTTAGCTCTAGATATAAGTTTATAAGTCTTACCTGTGCCAGGTGGTCCATAATATTTATATATCATTATACAATATCCTTTTCATCTTCTATATCTACGATCTCTTCAACATCTTCGTCTTCATCTTTAAAAATATATAATGGAATCATTGCACAGCCATTAACTCCTGGAAATGGTTTACCTGTTTTCTTATCTTTACCAGGATACCTTTTCTTTTTATTAAATTCTGGTTTAGGATCATCTTTATATTCTGGTTTATCAAATAACTTTTCAATCATATGAGAAGTCCTAGAAGAATCTTTTTTCCATTCTCTGTCTTTTAAATAACTATAGAATTCATCATAAACAAAATATGCATACACTTCATCCTTATAAACATTTCCACTTTTAAATGAATGGTAGTTAGTTGCTTTTGTTTCATTAACAAAATTAGTTAAATGTTTATGTAATATCTCATGAGGCCTGGTTCCTGGAGCCGGTTGCACCGTATCTAGATTATCAAATAGTGTTCTAATTATTTCAAAAAATTCCATTCTTTTAATAGGAGGAACAGGTATATCCGCTTGAGCCATAATTATACCAGTCATTTCTTTTTGTTCTTTTATTTTATTAATATCTTTCGCATGAACAGGAACCGTTTCACCATCTTCTCTCTCTACAGTAAAATAATATTCAGGATCTGGTTTAAAATCTATCTTTTGCAAGTTACCTAATACAGGCCAACTTGCTTTAACTTCACTTGCTATACCATATTTTCTTTTAACACATTCAGATTTAACACAGACTGTATTGATCGGATCTTGATGACAAGTATGACCTGCTGTTGGTTTATCCCAACTTTTTATTTTTTGTTTTACATGATCATCGGTCCAGTTTTGATCAAATTTAAAATAATTTCTAGCAGCTTCTAATACTTTAGTTTTCCAATCATCTGAATATTTTTTCTTAGCAAACACCATGTAGTTAAATAAGAATCTATCCCTATTATCTGTCATTATTTCTTTTGTTAAGATACCTAAACATGGTGGACCATCTTTAAATTCATCTGCACCACCAGTTAATTCATCTTTAATAATTTTGTCTTTTATATTTCTTAATTGTTCTACGTTAACTTTATTTAATTCAACACATTGTAAAAATGTATCTAACGACATTTCAGTCCCATCTGGTTTTAATGCAACTCTTTCTACTTTATTAAAATATGGAAGATTAATGAAGTTCCCATTCATTTTTTGACCTTCAGTATTGGAACCCAACTTAGTTTGTTTAGGAAATATCTCTGTCTTAATCGTAAGATTAAATAAAAATAATACTTGTTCTAAAAATTCTTTTATTTCTAAAGCTTTCACAGGTTGTTCGGTAAATACATATAAATGTAATCCATTACTTTTTGATTTAATTGGAATAATAGGTAATTGTTTTTGTTGAATTACATCTAAGTAAAATTTTATATCGAAATTTTTATATACTTTAGGATCTATATCTATTGCACCAAATCTTGCATAACTATTATCATCACAAGGTTGTATACCTATAGATTTTTTACCTTCTAAATGTTCTTGATAATCTGAATCTTTAATTGGTTTACCTGCCCAACCATAATCACCTGAATTAAATTTTATCTTTCCTGTTTCTGGATCTTTATAACCTTTAGTTATATTACAAAATCCAAAGTCTCTTTCTAAGCCTTTAAAATATTTTATAAATTCTTGCATTTCTATTCCTTATTCTCTATTTTTTAAATAGGTGAACACAGTCTCCCGTGTCCACCCAGCCTTCGAAGTATTCACTTAGTGAATTATACAATATCCTCAGTTTGAGGTTTATTGCTTTTCTCATATTCAGGTTTAGCAGCACCTTTGGATACAGATTTTTGTAACTCTTGTGCCATTAAATATAAGTCAGCATCCTCTTTCTTAGCTACATCTAACGCTCTAGACATAGAAGGTTTGTAGACGTGCCAGCTTTTACTTCCTGCAACTTTACCTACAGTTTTTAAATTATAAACTGAAGAATATGCTGCTGGATTGTAAACACCTTTGTCATCCTTAAATCTAAGATTTTTAATCAACTGATTTAATTCTCTCGCCGGTGTTAAGTTAGATGATCTCATGGTAATTACTGCAGGTCTAGGTTCATCACCTAAAACTATTACATAAAAGTACGCAGTTTTTTCTAAGTAGTTACCATTTGATAATCTCCACTTACCGTTTCTTTCTTCCTGAGCATCTTCTGGAATAGATAGATGTGTTGTTACAGGCGGAGCCGCTGTGTCTCCCATTTCTTGCCATTCTGGATATCTTGTTTGCACGTGTGCAACAATTATATCCACACCTTTTTCACCATCTAGTAATGTACCCAAACCTTTAGCATAAATCATACCAGGTTTAGAACCTTCTACATATTTAGCATTAGTTTGATTACATTCAGGGGATAGTTGATGTAGGATTTTCAAGATCGGTGTTGACATATCATCCGATTTGATTTCTTCACTACCTCTTCCAGAGTCTCCTCTTAGATTGATAGTTGATAATGCACCTGCATTATCTTTCTTAGTTATAGCATTTGTATCAGCCATATTATATCTCCTTATTAGGTTATTATTTATTTTTTATTTTTTATAGAAGTTTGATTTCCATCAAACGTCCAGAATAGTTCTGCAGGAACTTCATGACCTTTGTCTTTCCATTCCTTCATAACTACTTTGAGTGTCTGAGGGTGAACTTTCTCCTCTTGGATAGGTTCATACCCTTCAGACCTCGCAAGGGTAGCATAAGCCATTGCCTTGTTATCTTCGCCTTGACCAAATGACACAATAATATTATTTTTTACTATATCACCTAAGCCATTATCTCGAAGCCATTGATGTGCCTCAGCTTTTTTGTCTGCTTTTATAGTGGCACCATAAATATCTTTAACAGTTAATTCTGAACCATCTCTTAGTTTAAGAGATTTTAAATTCATATCTTCCATTAATTTTGGAATGACTACACAACTGAAATGTTTTTCATCTTCCTTTAAATCTTTTGCACGATTTTCTAAAGACTTAATCTCTTTTTGAAGAGATTTTAATTTCTCAACTTCCGTTGATAATTTTTCCGGATCCAAAACATCTGTTTGATCTGGAGCATCTTTTCTTAAATCTATTAACATATTGTAACTCCTATTATTTTCTTTTTAACTTTCATGGCCGGAATAATAATAGTTAAAAAACTATTTGTCAAGTTTATTTTTGAAATATATTTATTTCTATAGGATAATAAGTTTTTTCTTGTCTGTCCCATTTTAATAACTTAAATTTTCCGTTTGTCATTTCTGAGGCAATTGCACAAGTTACACCAATAATAGCTGGATCACCATTTAACAATAGATAATCATCTTTTGTAAAATCTTTTAATTTTTGTCTTATACTAAATATAAAAGGTCCCGGTGAAAACATTATCTGTTCTAATGCTCTAAACATTATTTCTATATTGCCATATTTTGTCGCACCTATAATATTGTATTTAGGTTGACCAGTTTTATGATCAATAGGTATATCTTGTAATAAATAAACTTTACTATTCATGATTGTATCTTTTTTAAAAATTTCATTTGACTTCTTCCTTTTTTTAAAGTATTATTATAATTAGAAAGAAAAGTAAAGCAAATATATGAATTATAAATTTAAAACTAAACCATACGCACATCAATTAGATGCGTTAAAAGCATCTTGGGATAAAGAAAATTTTGCGTACTTCATGGAAATGGGTACAGGCAAATCTAAAGTACTTTTAGATAATGCCGCTATGTTATATGATAAAGGCCAAATAAATGGCCTCCTTCTTATTGCACCTAAAGGTGTTTATAAGAACTGGTATGATCAGGAAGTTCCAATACACTTACCTGATCATATCTATAAAAAAATGGTGTTATGGAAAACATCTGATAAATCTAAAAAACAAAAACAAATATTAAATACTTTATTTGAACCTGGCACAGACTTTCATATTTTAATTATGAATGTTGAATCTTTTTCATCAGGTGATGGCGCTGATTTTGCACAAAAGTTTTTATCTTGTCATAAAGCAATGATTGCAATTGATGAAGCAACAACTATTAAAACTCCAACATCTAATAGAACTAAAAATATTTTAGCTTTGAGAGAACATGCTAAATATAGAAGAATACTAACAGGTTCTCCTGTGACTAAATCACCATTAGATTTATTTTCTCAATGTGCTTTTCTTGACCCGTGGCTTTTAGGTCATGATTCTTACTGGACTTTTAGATCTAGATACGCAAAAATGAGAAAAATTGAAGTTAATGGTAGAAGAGTAGAAATTGTAGTAGGCTATATGAATTTAGGTGAGTTATCAGATAAAATAAAACCTTTTTCAAAAAGAATATTAAAAGAAGATTGTTTAGATTTACCTGAAAAAACTTATGTTAAACATTATGTTGAATTAACTGCAGAACAGAAAAAAGTTTATACTCAGATGAAAAAAGAAGCTATTGCATTTTTGGATGGTAAAATGCAATCTTCAGCAACTGTCATGACTCAGTTAATGAGACTACATCAAATTACTTGTGGTCATTTTACTGCGGATGATGGCACAGTAAAAAATTTACCATGTAGTAGGTTAGGTGAACTAATGAACATTCTAGAAAATGTTGAGGGTAAAACTATTATATGGTCTCATTATACTCATGATGTAAGAAGAATTATTTCTGAGATTAAAAAAGTATATGGTGATGACTCTGTTGTAGATTATTATGGTTCAACAGACACTGATGCAAGATCAGCTAATATTAAAAAATTTCAAAACGATGATAAATGCAGGTTCTTTGTTGGCACTACTCATACAGGTGGTTATGGTATTACATTAACTGCTGGAAGTAATATGATTTATTTTTCAAATGGTTATGATCTTGAAAAACGTCAACAATCAGAAGCACGTATTGATCGTATAGGTCAAACTCAAAAAATGACATACATAGACATCATGAGTCAAGACACTATTGATGAAAGAATTGTAAAAGCTTTGCGTGAAAAAGTTAATATTGCTAATACAATTATGGATGAAGATTTTAGAGAATGGATATAGCGATTATAGTCCCCACTATAATCAATCCCGGCAGCTGAGTGCCCAACCTCCCAAAATAACTACAGTTTTTCGAATAGTATTATTATAATAGTAAACATACCTGCTACTAAAGCAGTCATTGCATAACGCATATGATTTTTAATTTCTTTAATATCGTTTTCTATTCCTGAAATTTTTTGATGAGTTTGTTTTTGCATAATACGACAAAGTTTTTCGTGTGATTCTATCTTCTCTAGTGCTAAATCTTTTTTAGGCATTATGCCAATCCTCGTTGTCTTAATCTTATTTGTTTTTCTTCTTCAGATAATAAAGCATTCTCAGTTGGCGTCAATCCATTTTGAGTAATGGCTCCTGGAGCCTGAGGCTGTGGTTGTAGTATCTGGGCGCTAGGCATAGGCGTTTGTGGTAATACTGATTGACCTGTAGCTACATTAACTTTTTGTTGAATAGGAACATAGTCTGTAATGTCTATGTTAAAATCACCAGATAATTCTAGATCACTTATATCTTCATTAATTTCTCTAATAATTGAAACTACTTCACTTACATTATTTCTTACTGGTCCTCCTGTAGCAAAATAAGGTTTTGTACCTAATCCAATTTCTCTATAATCAGATCTTAAATCACGAACATCTGAAGCTACTTCAGCAAAAGGACTTATAGTGCCTAAATTATTTCCTATTTCTCTGAATTTACTTAAAATATCTCTTGAAGGAAAATATGGATCAAATAATCCGTTTCTTAATTTATTAAAAGATCTGGAACTTATTTGTCTATCCTTAAAAACTCTTCTTAAATCTGTTCCTTCTACTCCCAAAACTCCTGCAGCTCTGACATTCTTAAACATTTCTTTTTGAACATTAAATCTTGCTTTATTAGAGGCTATGTATCTGCTAATAATATCTTGTCCATCTATTGGACCACCTTTCAATAAACCAAAAAATCCACCAGTAAATTCTCTTCTAGCATTTCTCAAACCTGTTTGATATTCTGCAATTTTAAAATTCATTGATCTTATGGGATCTAATTTAATTGGTCTAAATCCAATTATACCGGGTATCTCTTTATCTAATTCTAAAATATCTCCAGTTTTAGTTGGTAATTCTAAACCTGCTTGACCCAATCTCAAAAATTGTTTATATGAAGGAGCTAAAGCTTCTACTAAATGTCTAAATCTAATTTGTTGTTTATCGCCAAAAGAAGTTTGATCCGTATATAATTGTCTCCCTTCCTTAGTTCTTCCTTTCCTAAAAGTAATATCGGCAGCAGCTTCTGTCCAAATAGATTCATCTATAAATGGACTTGCTATTTCTGCAGCAGCATCATCCATTCCTTTTGTAAAACTTAATAATAATGTATCTCCATCCATTTGTCCTTGCTGAACATTTAAAATCATAGTTCTAAAAGGTTTTGCAATTACATCGTAAGCTAGAGAGTGACTTAAATCAGTGTAATATAATTCGCCAGAATCTTCATCTCTACTTGGTATTAAAGTAGAATTTTTTGACCATTCAGGGACAAACTGTCTCATAGCTTGTATTTCATCTTCAGAAACATCATATAAAGCTTTTGCTCCTTCTACAATCGTTGTTGGGAAAACAGTTAATGTTGTGGCCATTCCCGACATTCTTTTAAATCCTATTCCATAAAAAGGGTTATCATTTTTAACAAAACCTTTACCTATTTCATAAACAACTGGAAGAATATTACTTCCTCTAGTTGGTCTAGAGTGTTTCATTTCTTTTACAGCCTGAGCAGCTACGTTAGAAGATGTTCTAATCATTTCAGATGGAAAAGACATAAAATTACCAAATGGTAATCTTCTCGCTAGTTTTACATATTGTCCTACAAAAGCATAATTAGGCACAGTATTTTTTACAATGTTAGCTGCTTCTTTTTTTAAAAAATCATCTCCGAATCTTACTTCTCTACCTAAATAATCTATTACTTTGTCACCTTCTTTTAAACCTACTTTATTTTTAAATACAGTTTTTAATCTACCAAATTCACCAGCGTAATTTAATATTTTAAAAAAATCATCTTCAGCTATATATTGACCTTGAAATTTTCCAAACAAACTCTTTAGTTTGCTCATCATTGGTTTTAAACCCGAGTCAATATCGAATCCACTTGCACCAAATCCCATGTCTCTAAAAAGATTTTTTAAATCTCCAATTTGAACTTGAGAATTAACCACTCCTAAATCCAATAATTCTCTATAGGTTTCTTCCATTTGTGGAGTTGTTTTTTCTCCAAATTTAAAAATACCCGATAACTGTCTGGGTCCAAAACCACCTAAAGCTTCTTCAAACCCTTGCTTTACAAGAACTGGATTAAACATTAAACCATTTGCTGCACTAAAAGCTGCTGCACTAATATAGTTTCTAAGGTGAGTTGGAATAGATAAAACTGTTTTTGCAATTTGTGATACTCCTTTTGGAAATAACATTAAAGATCTATACAATAGACTAGCGGTATTGAGAGCAACATTTGTTCCATCGGGTTTAATAATTGCACCTAACCCATTCATCTTACCCTGTATATTATGTGCATTGGCAAAACCTTCAGCTATTTCTCTTGTTGTGAATTTACCTGCTAATGGATTAGCCATTCCACTTTTTTCTGTAATTTCTTCCATTAAGCTATTTGCAGGCACTATATCCGCTACACCATTTGTAGCAGCTTTTGCTTCAGCTTCCGTTCCCCAAAAAAATCCAGATTGCTTACCTAATCTTTTTTGAACTTCATCATTAGAAGTTTTCAATTGTTGTAAATAACGTGAGGTTCTTGCTAAAGAAGATAGAGTTCCCATACCATTAAATAATGTGTATCTTGGATCTTTTATCTGACCAAATAATTGTTTAAATACTTTTTTGTCAGCTTCTTTAATTACTATTTTGTTTCCTAAAACCTCTACTGTACCTCCTAATTCAACAAAACTTTGAAAAGCTTTTTCAGGCTCTCCAGCCATTGTAACTTTATCATATGATTTAAAAGGCATTGGAGGTGGTTTTTTCATTTTATTTACTTGACCTAATATTTCGTCAACAATTTGTTCCGCAGATTGTTTAGTATTTGTATTACCTGTTTCAGTTAAACTTTTTCTTACTACCTGTACGGTTGCATTATATGCTTCATCAGTAGGTTTGTATCTTTTATATCCTAGTACAGATTTGTCTTCAAAAATTTTGTATGTAGTTCCTATGTAATTTTTTAATCTTTCTTTTAATATTTCCCCTAATTCTTTTTTATTTTTTGTTGCAGACACAGCGCTATCACTATTTCTTTCAATTATTCCAACTAAGTTACTAAATTCAGATCTTGCTCCGTTAATGGATTCAAGTATTTTAACTCTAGAAACTTGATCTAAATTTTTAGTTTTAAGAGAATCAATTAAAGTTTCTAATTTTTCTTTTTTAACAGGTTTAGTTAAATCATCTCCTGCTAATAAAATATCATTTAATTGTTTTAAAAAAGTTTCTTTTTCAGTTTGTAATGATTTATCATAGTATGTTTTTATTTCAGGAAAAATTTTGTTTACTTCTTTTGTAAAATTACTAAAAAGTTCTTTAGCTCTATTTGCATCTCTTGCTTTTAAACCTTCCAATCTTGTAAATTCATCGAAAGCTTCTGGTGTTAATCTTTCTCTGGGTCTAACTGCTGAAGCTACTTTATTTAAAAGTCTTTTAAATCTACTATTACTATATGCTAACTCTCTACCCTGTTGCGCTAAAAGTTTAGCACTTTTACCTACACCATATACTGCAGGTGTAATTAAAATAGATTCTGCACCAAACTTTAATCTGTTTGCTAATTTTCTTGCTGCATCTTCTCTACCTGTTTCTTCAAATGTATTTAGTGAAGTAGGAGATCCTTCAAATACATCTCCAAACGTTCCAATTTCTTCTACATCAGCAACAAAAGTTTCTCCTGCTGCTCCTCCCATAACTCCTGCTACAAACCTTTTAGCTCTAGCTTTTCTATTTCTTTTTAATGCTTCCTCTGCCCCTCTAGAAGTGTTTCTTGTGATACGAGCGTAGTCTCCTGATTTTCTTGCTTGTACAGCTTTTTTAGCAAGTCTATATCCAATTGCAGTTGCAGCTGCTTTTCCAAATTTAAAACCGGCAGTTCCAGGTATTGCAATAGATGTAATAGCTTCTGTTATTCTTCCCGCTGCAGTAGCATCCGCTACTTCATCAAAAGGATTTAAATCATCGAAAAATTTTTCAACACTAGCAGCCGTGTTTGTATCAGCTCCTAAATCTATTAATTCTGCAGCTAAAGATACAACACCTTCAGGTACTTTTATTAAACCTGAACCAATACCAGCTATTGCAGATGTGTACCAAGATGTTTCGTTATTCTCTTCGGCATAATTAAGAGGATCAAAAGGTTGTGCCATTGGCTCTCCTATCTAGTTCTTTGTTTATTGCCTTTTATGTTTTTGTATCTTTCAGCAAATTGTTCTTTTTCTATGATGTCTTCTAATTCTGATTTAGTTATAGCATTTGGATTTTTTCTTTTTTGATCAGCTAACCATCCTCTACCTGCATCTGCGGGTCTAGGAGGAATTAAAACATAACCTCTTTCTCCTGCTAATGATTTAGCATCTTCAAAACTTAAAACTTCTATTTCTTCCCCTGCTCCAACTGTGTCTACACTATTATCATCAAATGTATCTACTTCACTAAAATCCATACTTAGTGTGTCAAAAGATTTTGTTTTATTATTCCACACTATAGGTTTTCCTGTTTCTTCAGAGTAGTAATATATCTGTCCAGCATTAATTTTTGCTTTATTTTTTTTCTCCCATTCTTTAACAGATCTTGGATCATCAGGATTTACTGTATATCTTAATAAACCACCTATTTGTTCACTAGGTAAATTGTCTCTCATTTTTTTTCTAAATTCTGTGTTATAAAATGCAAAATTATCTCCAACGTATTCAGGAACTTCTCCACCAGCTTCTTCAATTCTTATACCTTTGTAGATATCATATATTTCATTTCCTGTTTGTTTAGCGGCTTCTGCATCTATTCTTTGTTTTAATAATCTTTCTTTACCAGCTTGTTCAATATCTAAAGCTGTACCTTGTAAAGCTAATTCTCTTTTTATCCTACCTTTTTCAGATAATGATTTTAATAATTGAGACGTGGGATCTTTTGCGGCTGTTGCTATATCCCCTAATAAACTACCTGTAGACGGTTGAGACATTAATGATAATCCACCTTGGATTAAAAATTGATTTAGTGGACTAATTCCTGTATCAGGATACTCTGAATATGCTTTTTCTAATTGTTCTCTAGCTGATGGTGTACCGTCTTGAAAATTTTCTCTATCTTCAATACCAGACATAATACCATTCATGTTAGTCGATCCACCTCTAAACATCGGTCTTCTAAATACTCTACTCATTATTTTAATGCTCCGTAGATACCAGCTAACGTAGAACCTGCTCCTAATAAAGATGATAATCCACTTGGACTAGGAGTAACTTCTTGAATATTTTTACCAGGATAACCAGCTATTAAACTTGTAACTCCTG